TGCTCATTACAGATTACCTCCGATACTCCGTTGTGTCGGCAGACAGCACACCAGATAACCGTGGCGTCTAGGCCATCGGTTTCTATGTCACAGTAGACTAAGTTCATTTGTTAACTCTGCTATAGGTAAGTTATGACAGTCGGCTCTAACGATGTATCCGTTGTCTCCGTCTTGTTCCCCCTTTTTTAGAAACCTAGCCCTGCTAAAGTAATCATCTTTTTCACAGTCACCTAGTATATATATTGTACCATCTTTCATACATCTTGTGAAGACGTAGAAATCACACTTCTGGTGAGTAGAGGTTGAAGCTATGCTACACTCGTAATACTTTTTAGGAACGACTGTTGTTCGTTTTGTTTTAACATCTACGGTTTTACCATTAGACAGTACCATGTCGTAATCTTTGGTTGGTGATCTGTCTATTCCCAGTAAGTCAGCGACCACAATTTCTCCTAAAAACCCTGCGGCGTTGCCTTCTCCTCGTGTTATGCTGTTCCGTATGCTACCCATTTGTTTAGCCATTTTATGAGCTAACTGCTTTTGTTCATCTGTAGGAATAATGGTTCTCAAAACTCAGTCTCCGGCGGGTTAGGGTTAGCGCACTCGTGGATACGCCCAGTAAACTTGTCGTACCGGAGGAAACAAGCGGGTCCAGTTTCACCAGAGTAACGGTTCTTTAGTATCCTAACCGTCGTAGTGTTCCTAATGTCCTCATCAGGGTTCTGTTGGTCACGCTCCATGCCTATGACGATATCAGACAACTGTGCAATACTCTGGCTACCACGGAGGTCCTGCAGGCTGATCCTGCCACCGTCTTCGTGTGCTGTACCAGAGCTACGCCGTAGGTGAGAGACTAGGAACAACGTGATTCCCGTCTCAGCCACTAGCGTCCTAAGCTTGGTCATGATCTCGTCTATAGCTTTCCGTTCGTCCCCGTTCTCTTGAGAAGAAACCACGATTGACAAGTGGTCGAGGATGATATATCGGCAGTCGCAGGCCTTTGCCATGTGCCGTACTCTTGAAAGAAGCTCATCGGCTGACGTTGATCCCCAGTGATCGAACAGGTAATAACGTCCAGACCCCATCGTTGCTTCCCAGTGAGGTCTAAGCTCATCAACAGGCGAGTCTTCCTCCAAGTGGAGCCGCCTAGATGATGCCACCGACATAATTCCCAGAGCTGTCGTTGCGACATCTTCTTCCAGTGCAAGTACACCGATGTTGGCGTCTGTGCGTTGAAGCAAATCGTACTCAAGTTCTCTGATAAACTGGGATTTTCCCATACCACTACCGCTGGTGATAGTGACAAGTTCAAAGGGTCTGTGTCCTCTTGTGATTTCATTTAGTCCGTCCCACGGGTACGGTATGCTCTGTACCTGTCGTTTGTTTACTAGCTTGTCCCAAGTCTCGTTACCCGCAATGATGCCGTCAGGTCTGTACGTCTTAGCGTCCCAGAAGGCCTGTGTAAACTCCTGAATCCGGTTAGCCATGAGCATTTCACTGGCGTCCTTCATCGGTAGCTGACAGATCTTCAGTTTGTTAGGGCTGAATACGTCCTTGACTTGCTCTAAGGCTAGCTCTCCGGCCTTGTCCATGTCGAAACAGATGACCACGTTATCGTACCCTTCTAGCCACTCTAGGTTAGCCTTGATCTCCTTAGAGGCGCTAGAAGCTCCTGCCCGCAGTGACACAACGTCGTACTTCTGTCCGAACATCTCGTAAACTGACATGGCGTCCAGTTCACCTTCTGTTACGACTAAGTACTTGCCTTTGCCCCGACAGTGCTTCTGTCCGAACAGGCCCACGTTACTCTGGTCACCTGATGCACTAAACTGCTTAGTCTTGACGGTGCGTTTCTTAGCCGCCACTAGCTCGCCAGTGTCTTTGTCGTAGTACGGGTAGTAGTGTGTCTCTATGGACCCGTCCGGAGCGTAGTCTACTGTGACTTGGTATCGTCTACAGGTAGCCTCTGAGAGCCTCCGGTCAGGGATAGCTGACACTACGCCCCGCATGTTTAAGTTTGTAGGTGTATCCACCTGTTCGGTGCTCCTGTGGGGATCTAGTCCCTCTCCTGTGTTCCCGTTTACATGATATCCGCAGTCTGGGGAGAAACAATGCCGCCCCCCGTTAGAGTAGACGGCAAGGTTATCCTTACTACCACACTGAGGACACTCCTCGTGGTATAAGAATTTATCACTCATTAGAAGTCTGCAACCTCTGGTGAGCCTTCGGCTTCTTCTAACACACGGACAGCCTCAAGGTACGTAGGAGTACCGTGTACTGGGTGTGCTGGGCCTGTCTTAAACTTCAGACGGACACGGGAGTTATAAGGTACTTCCCCGTTGTACCGCCCACCTTCAGCATCGTACATACCAATGTTGTACTTAGACTTAAACTTGCGTTGCTTAGCGCCCTCGTACTCCTTGATCTTGACGCCCTCTGCCGCTAGAGTAGCCGCATCGTCCTCTGACATGGTGATTGTCATTGAGTACGTACCTGTGTCCTGACCGTTGTACACATCGGTAGTGGTGACGTTGCTGAAGTTTACTGTGCCTTCGATAGTCTTGCTTGTCATATGGATTAGTCTCCGTTGGTTTAATTTAGTACTCGTAAGTACACCTATAGTATAACACACACCTCCTCTAATTGCAACCTATAAATTGATATACGTATAATTCATTACCACCTGTATGGAAATGGCCGCATCAGGGTAAACCTCATAGGCCTCCTTGAGGGCCTTTACCGCCTTGTTAACCTTAGGGCCTAATGAGCTTATGCCTGTGTAATCATCCATAAATTTTAGGCGACCTATCTCAACCATTTTGTCCTCTAACTCATGCTCATACACAATGATAAGCACATCGTGAACCAGATCAGCATCAGTTAACTTAAGTGTAACTTTAGTATCTTCCATAATATATCCTTAGGTATCCTCTGTTTACTAATGTAGTACTACCTAACGTACTTACTAAGTTTACTCTCTAGTACTACTATAGTCATTCTTTAGTACTCTTTTGTAATACTTAAGTATATTTTATCATAGTTTTCCTGTAGAGTCAATATATCATCTTGTAAAATAATACCATCATTATCTATTGACTCCGTGTTCTCTAGCTCCCAGTGAGTAGCTATAGAGACTGTCAAACATTCTGTACACATGTCATAGTGTACCCCGTTGGCGTCCTTCTTAAGTGTCTCTAGGTCATCCAAGATCACATCGCAAGCTCGGCAACGCATAATCATTCCTCCAAATGTTGTTCGATAGTGTCTGCAAAGTGTCTTAATAACTCTACAGTCATATTCTGTTTCATTCTATTAGCTTTGTCTGATATAACCCAGACATTACCTGTTGTGTAACCTTTCTTTGGGTCAATCTTATCCAGTGACGGAGAGTTATCACTTCGCTTACTCCCTACAGGACTAATAGGTATTCCTAGTAGTGGGCAAACAGCAGGTATAACAAAGTCTTGCTTAGATAAGTTAAAGGGTATGCCGTACTTCTTAGCCCTCCATTTAGCCGTAGCCACCATGCGTCCTCTAGGGTCTTTACGGTTATTAATGACGTTTCTAGCATTATTACAGACTTTACACTCAGACTTTAGTCTACCCTTCTCGCCATAAAACTCAGATTCATCCTTGGTTTCTCCACACTGTGTACAAGTTTTCATGTGTCCTCCAAAAGTTAAACACTTGCACCTATATTATAGCATAAAATCTCATCTAAGTCAAGATAAACTTTTGGTAATAATCACACTATGTAATCTCATCTTTAGTACCCCCTGAGAAGGCCGCAGACAGGCAGAAGTAGGCTACTACCCCTAGGGCCACTGGAATTAACACAGGGAACAGTAGACAAGCCCCTGCCGCCACTAGCAAATCAAAACTATCGTACTTTTTCACCCGTTGTCCTCCGGTCCAAATATCTGAGCGTACGCCTCGCATAGCTCGTTGTAACTTTTGTCTCTGTAGCGGCTCAGGATGACCCCACGGGCCATAGATACCACTGTAGCAAAGTCAATGAAGTTAAACTCAAACTCTGTCAGGTCTTGGATCATCTGTTCCTGTGACAGATCAGGTTCGTTGTAGTCCACGTTTAGTTCTCCTTAGGGGATCTAGTCCCCTCCTTAGGGTCTATATTATAACATAATTTACAGCAAAAGTCAAGTGAAATATATAAGTAATAGTACCGTTATTAGTGTTAGCGTCCCTAGCCACAGGATAGCCTGTAAAACTTCTACAAACTCACCCACCGTGAGCGTAAATACTAAAAATAACGCTAGTATCACCCAGATCACCCTAGACAGCCTCCTTACCGTACCACTTCATCGGTATACCGCGGGCGTCCCAGTCATCAGCCTTAAA